AATCAATTGCGGCTGTTGCAGCAGCCGGTGCAGGCAGTATCCCCTGTGCCAAAGCAAACTAGGACCCTCTGGCCAAGACCTTCAACTGGTTGGCCAACTAGAGGACAGTGGATTGAAATTTCATCATTGGATGATTCATTTCGAGTTTTAGCAAGTCCAGAGGACAAAATTGTGTCATTATTTGGAACAGCACTGAAAGACTGGTACATGATGGCAGCAGGCAAACTGATAGACGTAGAAAGTACTGTCCGAGATTTTGTTGTCCTCGTTGCTCGAGAATTCGGCCATTTAGGACAAGCTATACTCCCCACCATTCAGGTTCGACCTCGCATCAGAGGAGGAGCAGCCTCCCCAGAATCCCCGCGAGACTTGCCATTTCAAGTTTTGCGGCCCGACGAGCGAGACCGCATTCGGAACGTGATTGATCGAACTCAATTGCCAATTGACAAGCCTATTGCATCTATGAGTGACCTAGAGTACCTTCAAAGATGCCAACGAGCGATAAATCAATTGTTCATTAAAGGTTCTCATCCTCATTTTGGAGAATCTTTAACCACTTTGAGAAAAATGATCAAGAAAACTCTCACTGACATTCAAAATGCAACCTTGTATTTGAAACACAATACTTTTGTGACACGCCAGCATTATTGTGGAGAACAGAAGTATGAGTTTGAAGTGCCAATTTCCTTCAAATCACTCGATTACAAGAATGTCGTTGCAAATCACACTGGATGTCACCACGAAATAATCTTCTGCTATCAAAAACAGCAATTTGCCGCAAGTCATTGTGTCCACGCTCCTCGAGGGTCGTATGACTGTGCCACAAAAATGGGCAAATGTGATCCCGGACCGCCCAGTCGCCGCAAGCAACAGATGCAGAAGAAAGTAGTAAAGAAGGAGACAACCCGAAGCAAACGAACTAAAACTGAACGAAAAGCCAAAAAGAAGACTCGAGATGAACTCAAGAAGATCAAGCAGACCGACCGCAAACAAGAGAAAGAACTGTCTCATGCGTTGATGGCGGTTCCAAAACAGTCTGATGATCTCATAAGATCTCAAGAATTTACAGCAACCCCATATTATCAGAAAAACAGCACTGATGTTTACCAGCTGATGGAAGTTTTGCCAGCTGATGCTCTTTACTGGTGTGCAAAGTCCCGGATCCCGGATGTTTCTGGTGATGTTGTCAAGTTCTCAAGCCCGCTTTACAACACTGCAAGTTTGTATTCGCGGGGTGGTCTTCTCAAAGTCAAGGTGAGCCTACGAGGATTGGTCCCAGATCTCCTATCGAACATGATAGTCATGGTGATGTATGCCCCAGACATATCACCAGAGGAAGATCCCAAGACTATGTGGGAAACAGG